AAATAACAATACAGCGATTGGACATAATGCTCTTCTTTTAAACACTACTGGTGCTTCAAATACTGCCATTGGTGCGTATTCTTTAGATGCAAACACAACGGGTGAATCTAACGTTGCTTTAGGTGTTAATGCGTTAGGAGTAAATACGACAGCAAGTAATAATACTGCATTGGGTAGAAATGCCATGGTGTCTAACACAACTGGTTCTGAAAATACTGCTTTAGGATTCAACGCATTAGATGCTAATACAACTGCAAGTAGCAATGTTGCGGTTGGTGCTTACGCAGCATCAGCAAATACAACTGGTGCTAGTAATACAGTTGTGGGTTATGCTGCTCTAGGTGCAAATACAACAGGAAATTATAATGTAGCTATTGGTCAAGATGCCTTAAATGACAATACAACTGCTGGTGGCAACACAGCTGTAGGTTTTAGAGCAGCAAGAGACAATACGACAGGATCAACTAATACTGGAATAGGTTATTTTGCTTTAATATCAAACACAACTGGAAGTAATAATACTGCTCTGGGTGCAAATGCGTTAGATGCAAACACTACAGGAGATGAAAACACAGCCGTTGGTTTTAACACATTATCAGATAACACAAGTGGCACAGGAAACTCAGCATTAGGCAAAAATGCTTTAAAAGATTGCACGACAGCAAGTAACAATGTTGCCGTTGGTTTAGACTCTTTAACAAGTAGCACAACTGGATCTGAAAACACTTGTGTTGGTAGGCAATCTGGACTAAATCTTACTACAGGAAGTGGTAATGTTTTTATTGGAAATAATGCTGGCACTGCCACCGCGCCAAACGGTAATCACGTAGCTGATAGTAATAGGATTGTTTTAGGAGATAATAATATTACTGATGCACATATGAAAGTTTCTTTTGTTGCTACTTCAGATGAAAGAGATAAAGCAGATATAGCAGATTTTACAAAAGGTCTTGATTTTGTAAATGCTCTTAGACCAGTAACTTATAAATGGGATATGAGATCAAACTACAGTGATGATTTAAGTGCTACTCCTGATGGAACACATAAAAAAGAAAGAACAGAAGTCGGACTAATTGCACAGGAAGTTGAAACAATAGAAAAAGCAAATGGGTTTGCTACAAATGAAAATGATCGTTTGTTTATAAGTCTTTCATCTGATGGTAAAAACTATGGATTAAGATATGAAAGATTAGTAACTGTTCTTGTTAATGCAGTTAAAGAATTATCAACAAAAGTCACAGCCCTCGAAGCAGGGTAAACTGTAAACAACTACTTTCTTAAAATCATGGAAGAAAAAACCGCAGATGAAATTGCAGCAATTTATTCTGCTGCTGGTGATAGCGTTACTGTAATAGGTACTGCTAAAACTGAAGATGAAACAGATGACGAATTTAAAGATCGTATCAAACGTAATGTAGAGCATCTTGAAATTATCAAGGCTTACAAAAAGCTAGATGAAACTACATCTATCTGGACATCAGAAGATTTTACAGCTATAGATAAAGCAATTACTGATGGTAAAAAACTTTACTAAATTATGACTAGAATAGAAGAACTACAACAAAGGCTACAACAACTTAGCCTTGAAAGAAATCAACTTTCTGTTAGTTATAACCAGTTTACTGGTGCAATGGCAGAAGTAGAACGTCAGATTGCTGAAGAGCAAAAGAAACTGGAAGCACCTGTAGAGGAAGAAGCTAATGCCACTTAAAGGTAAGCAGTACAAACTTGATGTTGATGGTGATAAAAAAATCACCAGAAAAGATTTTATGATCTTAGCTAAAAACAGCAAGAAGAAGAAAAAGAATGGAAGTAAATCTGCCTGATTTACCAGATACAGAATCTAAAACTCCTACTGTGACTTCTGGTGTACCTTGGTAGATAGAACAGAAAGACCTACATAAAGTGGTGCTAATGCACATAATCCGCAAAAAGTTATAATAGTGACAGGCATTAATGCTTTTAAAAATGCTTCTTTAATCATGTTTCAAAAAATAGCAAATGTTTTAAGTATTGTCTCTTTCCTCATGGTAGCTTCCATGAGTGCAGGAGCATTTCTGACTTACAGATTTGTAACATCAGAACAATTCAAAGCAAAGATTATGAATGAAGTTCTTGATAATGTACAAGGACTTATGCCAAAGATATTAGATAAGGGCTTGCCAGATATGACAGGTCCAACAATACCAGAATTTAAACAGCCAAAGATATAGATGGAGATACCTGAGATAGGTATTAGAGAAGTAAATATTCCAGAGGTTTATATTCCTGAGATATATAACCCTAATCCTGTTCTACCAATAACAACAAATTTAGAAATAGATGTAGCTGGTTGTACTTATCAGCATAGAGATATAAAAAATACTGGTAATACACAGCTTTTGCTTGATGATCCTAATGGAGTATTTACTACTTGCGATTCTGTTTTTCCTAGTTTTAACCCTATTGATTACACCCCAGATCAATTAATAATTACAGAAGAAATACCGATAAGTAACGAACAGCCAGCAATGCCTGAGAGTGAACAAGCAAAAGTAACACCACCAAAAGATGAGAAAAAAATTGAGATTCCAGAATGTCCTAGCAATCGAGAACAAAGAGTAGGAGATTACAGAAATTCAAAACGCATTGAAAGAGTTATAGGACACAAGCTATCATCAGACAAAACAGAATGTCTTACTTTGTATGAAGACGTACCCTTCAGAGAAAGTTTTATCGGATCACCTGAAATTCTTGTTTCGACTGCTGCTATTGGTCTGGTTGCTGGTGGCTCTGCGAGTCTTGTGCCTGTGATACGAGGACTTTTTAAGAGTGCTATAAAGCAAATTCAAAAACGATTAGAAAAGAAAGATAAGCCTACTTCTTAGGAATTTTATGTGTATGAGGTAATACTTGATTTGGCATTGAAATAAGTTTTATACCATCACAATTTACTTGGTACTTATCTACAAATACAACTCCTAATCTTGCTTGTTCTCCACAAATCTTTAAACGATATAACTCCATCTCCATTTTTGTTTTAGATATTAATAACTCTTGAGCTTCCATATTTATTTCTGCTGCCCTATGACATAACTCTCCACCTCTACCTAGGGGAATATTAAACTGCATAGAAATACCATAATTTAAGTTATAGTTATCTTTTTCAAACCTTGGTGTTTTAGTTGTATATTTAATTTCTCCTGTATCTTCGTCATATATATCTTGATAAGTAAATTCTTCGATAGGTCGGTTAAATGACCACGCATCTGTTAAATAGGGGGTAATTGTAAGGCTAGGAGAAGTACAAGTAATACCTTGAGAATATCTATTTTGTGGCAAGCCAGAAGGTAATATTTGCGTTGCGTTATTATTAACTACTCCTTGAGCATTTGATTGAGGAGAAGCAACTGTTGTATTAGCTAAAACTTTTACAGGGCAAAGTAATAAAATTATTGCCCAAAGACACTTGTAGTTTCTGTTGTTGTTGAAGTTGTTATTGTTCGATTTATTGTGGTGATGTTTGAAAGGCCAGCACCTTGGAGTGATTCGACCAGAGAAAAACTTTGTCCAGCTTCTTTTATTTTCCATCTAGGCACTGCTTCAAGTTCTGGACTTGTCCAACTGAATTGCACTCCACCAACTGTTTGAGTTGTACCAGCCACAGTTGAAGGGTTGATATAACCATTAACCTCTGCTGATTCAATGTTATGACCTGATGCTGAGTAAGAAAAACCTGAGTTATATTGATGCGAAGTAATAGTTTCATTAATTACTGATTGAGAAGTTGAACTCGTAGTGGAACTACCTGACCTAAACTGAGGGACTACAGGAGTTGCAAGGGTTCTCAGAGGTAGTACTAATATTAATAATAGCCAAAATCTAGTCAATTTCAATCTGGACAGTAGTTGAAGCAATACAGCTTGTTCCAGAACCGCCAGCAGTACAAGTATGAATACCAGAGGATAAAGAAGTAAGAGCTAAATTTCCAGCAGTACCACCAGAAATAACTGTTGTCTGACCACCTAATACTGGTAATGTTGCTATGCCGCTTGATGGAGTGATTGCTGATTGTGTTACGTCACCAGCCTGATATGACTCCGATAGTGAGAACGCTGACCCAGCAGTTGTAACCGATTTATTTGTATTTACCAAAGCTGGAACTCCATTGCTTAAGCTGCCAAGATTTAAGCCACCTATCCCATTTGTCACTGTACTGTCCCCTGTTCCTGTAGAGGTAGTAACATTATTTCCACTTATAGAGTATGAACTAGGTGCAGCATTTGTAATTACATAAGGAGAGTCAATAGAAATCTGTGCAGAAGTTACATACTTTGCAGTGATTTCTGCAAAGGCACTAGACGGAGAAAGAAAAAGTATAAAAGGAATTAGCTTTTTCATTTGGTGGTTGCTTTAGTGTTCTTATTATCTACTATAGTATCTTTTTTCTTTTTTATCGAGAACCCAAGTGACGCAGTGGAAGCACTGAAAATACTTGCAATAAATGTCGGATCAAAATCTACGATCTTTTTACCAGAGGGCGGTTCGTAGTATGAGAGAGATAATAGCGTTGCACTCCAAAGAAGCACACAAACTTTTACGATAGTTTCGACTTTACTAGGCTCTTGATCTTCCATAAAAGGTTAAGACTCTTGTTTAATACTAGCAATGTAGCTATGTTTGGAAAGTAACACAATACTAATTATGCTGAAAATCTTAAAACCAATACTACTAAAGTTCTTTACCACAACTGCTGTAAAGAGATTAGTAGTCGATCTGCTTAGAGCTATCTGCAAACAAACTACCAACACGTTAGATGATCGTGCTGTAGATATGTTGGAGCAACAACTATTCCCAAAACTAAACTGATATGAACCACAAAGAATTTTTTAATGTTCTTATTGGTAATCCTCCACCCGAAGTAGAACTAGAAATAGAAATCAAATGCAGGGAGGTTAAAGAACTACCAGACTTTGTTATCAAAGATTATTGTTGTGATCTTGTAAAACACGTCAGGTTACAAGATATGCTGCTGATGTCTGCAATTATAAAAATCTCTGATACAGAAACTAAGAATTATCACCTTGAGAGAGAACTAAGACAATATAGAAAGCTACAAAAACAAGGATTCCTAGGTAAAGTTAGGTATGTATTATTTGGCAATACAACTAAAAAGTGATTATATTAATTAAAAACAAGACTAATCATGGATAAAAGCTTAGAAGTCTTAAACACTTTGCATTTATGTTTAGCAAAAGAATTACTAG